AGCCACGCGACAAGCCCTGCGGACCGCTCAACCACCGGCAGCCCCTCGCCGAGCCAGTCCGTGGACATGGCCCGCCCGACCTGCTCAACCTGTACGCCATCGGCGTTCGCACCGGGCGCCGCCCATGCAGCGTGGCACGGTTTGACGCCGCCGACCGTTTCGTCTGGTCCCACGTTGTAGTGCGCGCTCGCCCTTGGTGCATGCGACCCGGCGAACCACTTGGCCACGTTGCGAGCCACTCCCGGGCGGATGTCGTTTTCGGTGCTGTGCATGACGATGAGGCGGATGCTGTCGAGCGACCGTTTGCCGCGCGTGTAGTTCCGAGCTTGGATGTAGTCGTCAATCGGCTCGGTCAGCAGCGTTGGCGGCGGCCCCGGAATCGTGTCGGGCGGCTGCGATGATCCCCGCGTTTCCGGTCGCGCGATTCCTCGCTCTTTCAGCCAAGCAACGGTGGCCGCTTCCGTCAGCGGGCCATGGTCGCCGTCGACCTTGACGCCGAGCCACTGCTGCCACTCACGGACTGCCCACGCGTCGCCGTCGCCCGGGTCCGTGATGCGCGGCGGCGTTACGATGCCCGCGTCTTTGGGTGGCGCAGCGTCGCTTTCGCGCGGAGTGTGCGCTTTGCGTAACGGGCGGCACAGAACGCACGTCATGCTGTAGTCCTTGTGGTTCTCGCCATGCGACCGCGGTGAGTACGGCTGGATGACCTGCGCCTCGGTGGCGTCGCTCGTTGGGTGCAGTTTGATGCCGCGCCATGACGGGAGGTCGGTGTCGACATGCCAGCCGTAAAGCGGGTAGCCACCGTGCTCAGCTTCGACCCAATGCTTGCCCACGTTGCCGCAGATGTTGACGCTCCCGTGCTGGGAAATATGCTTAGATACGTCGGAATCAATCAGAGAAGAGTGCAAAGAAGCACTATTTTCACCCTCCCACAGCCGTTGGGTGTGCGGCTCGTTGTGCAGGTCCGCCGCTTCCCATCGCGCGTCGAGGATAGCGGGCGTCGGCAGTTGGGCGCCGAGTCGCTCAGCCCAGTCCAGCGCATCGCGATAGGTCATAGTTATACGGAGATTACCCACTTTGACGGCATCGGCAGAAACCTCCCACTGCTCGCCTGCGACGGTGATTGTGGCCCATCTGTGCTCTGTCATGCCTTCTCCGGGTGCGACCATTCCCAAGTGTCACAGGTGCTTCCTTCGCCGTCGCGACCGGGTTTGAACAGGGATATGGTCACCTCGGCATCTGCGTTTTCATCGTCGCACATGAGCGCGTCGGCCACGAATGCCGCTATCCTGTTTGGCACACGCAACGAACCGGCCCACCGCCCGCCGATAACCGGCTCCACGTGTGCAACCTTGGAGCCGGGCTCGCGCCACACCTTCACTTTATCTGCTAGTCTCATGATGCCTCAGACAGAAAAGGCGCCGCGGCTAAGCGGCGCAGGGTGGTGTTGGGGGTGGCGGTTAGTTGTCGGCTAGCCTGTCCAGGTCCTCGTAAATATTCTCGCTACTGTCCGGCGGCACATGCGCGGCAATCTGGAGCCCGCGTTTGACCATCGCCGCTTGCCACGCTTGGTCGACGGCGACTAGCAGCGGGTCAATGTTGCGAATGCGCCGGATGCTCTTGACAGGATCCTTGCCAGCCTTGGCGAAGTCGGCGGCCAACGCTAGCCCTTCGGCGATGATGGCGCCAACGACCGAGCCGGCGCCGGGGAGCAGTTTGCTGCCGACGCCCACGGCGGTTGACAGCTTGCGGAGCAGGGCGGCGTCGGTCATGGCTTGTCCGCCATTGCCACCGTAACGGGGCCATTTCGTAGCGGGCACTTGGTCGGGAAGCCGCCCTCCCTTCCGCACTCGTCGAAGTAGAAGCTATCTCCGCTCGGCGGCTCGCAGCCGTCGTTGCTGGAGACCAGCGACCCGCTGTAGAACGGGCACGTCTCGCGGTCGCAGTAGTCGATCTTGAACGTATCCGTCATCACTCACCCTCCCCACAAATCAGCACCGGAAAGTCGCCCAACGCCACCCCGCGCTCGTCAGCCAACGCCCGCAGTTCGCACCATGCCGCCTGGACGGCCGCTACGTCGCCCCTGTCGCCTCGCTCTAGCGCCGTGGCCCATGCGTCGTGAATGACGGCGAAGGCCCGTAGCGCGTCCCACACGCCCTTCCAGCGCCCCTTGACGGTGGGGAGCGCGACTAGTAACTCTCCGGGCGTCTCGGCGCCGTAGATGGCCGCCTCGCCCTCGGCTTGCACCCCGGCGACAAGGTCGACGATGGCAGCGTCTGCGATGGCCGCTACGGCCTCGGCAACCACAGCATCGGCGGCAACAGCCTCGCCCGGCGGATGGCATGCGACGAGGGCGGTCAGCCCGGCGGACAGCGTAAGAACAACTAGCAGCGCGGCGAGCAGATGGCGAATCACTCGCCCGGCTCCCCGTTCACGTCGTCCCAGCTGTCAATCGGATCGTCGTCCCAGCTGTCAATCGGATCGTCGTCCCAGCTGTCAATCGGATCGTCGTCGTTCAGGTCCTCGGTTGCGTCGAACATCTCCTGCAAAGCCGCGATGACGTCTGCTTGCTTGCTGACCTTCAACTCGGCAGCCTTGGCCTCTTTCCCAAAGTCTTGTGCGGCAAACGCGGCAACGAGCGCCGTTCCGAGCACGAGCACGGCGTTGGCAATCTCGGCGCTGCCGGTGTACCGCGCCACGATGATGGCGAGCAGCGCCACGACAGCGATCTGAACCTTGCGGGATTTGTATATTGGCTTCATGGGATACCTCCAACTGGACTCTAGCACACCTACCCGCAGCCGGCAAGCGCGATGCCTACCCACGTCAACAGGCCGGACGTGACCAAGCCAACACCGGTGGCAATCGCGTATCTCGTGTAGTGTCGCCGCTGCTCGGCCATGCGGCGCATGGTGTCCTCAACCGCGGCGATGCGATGCTGACCGGTGGCCGACACCTCGTCGTCCTTGTCGCTGCACCACGTCTCAACCACGCCAAGGCGGCGCTCGGTGGCACAGTCGCGCTCTTCGATGCGAGCCACGGCGGGCACGAGCCACGCGACGTCACGGCGGATGACGGACAGGCTCTCAAGCGCTTGGGCGTAGTAGCGCTTCTGCTCTTGTTCCGTCACGGCGTCGGCTCGGCCTTCTCGGCGGCCTTGCGCGCCTTGTCTGCCATGGTCCACTCTTTGACGTCCAGTTCGCCATCGGCGTCGGCATCGCTGTCGGCGAAGTGGTTGACCGCTTGCGACTTCTTGGCCGCCTTCTCATGCTCCGGCCACGTGTCGTACAGGTCCTGCCACGATTGCATCGGCACTTCCCACCGCTTGCGCAGGTCGACGAGCGCCTTGGCAGCCTTGGTTTTCGTCTTGGCCTTGTCGACCTTTTCGGACTTGCCGCTGCCGGTCGTGACCGGCTCGACGTCGATAGCCTCAGCGCATTGGCGGTTGTACTCGGCGATGGTGGGTGCGATGTTCTTTCTACGATACGCCATTGGTTGGTCCTATAGGTTGTAAACGCCGAGCATCATGGTACCGATGCCGAATGGTCTTGAGCCGGACTGAATCATCGCGGCAATGATGCCCTCGCCGCAACTCGCACACACCATGGTCGACAGGTTCTCACGGCTGTACACGCCGAACTCGTCGTTGTTGCTTTCGAACTCGGTGTCGTAGTCGGTCTGCATGTCGTACAGGATCGGCGGGTCAGCGGGGGCACCGGCGTGGTACGTCCAGCCGGCGGACTTGTGGTGATAGAGAATCACGTCCGTGCCGGCGTCGTTGCCGTCACCCTGCCACGTCGCGCGAAAGCCTTTGAGCATCCAATCAACGTGGAGGTGGGTCCAGGTGTTGTAGAACCCGTAGTTGCACATCACGTCGTTGCCGCCGACCTTGTTCAGCGCCACCTGGCCAATCCACGCCTTCGTGGAGCCGTGGTAGGTGTTGGCCGCCTCGGACTGCGCAATCACGAGATCCTCGGTGTCGCCACCCGTTCGCGTTCCGGTGGCCGGTACCCATGACGTGCCGGTGATGCGGATTGTGGTATCCCCCGCCCCGTCGCCGGCTGCGCTGACGAGATACACGTTGGCGCCATAGGCATTGTCGGCGGTGCCGAGCGTGACCTGTGGATTGAAGTCGTTTGCGGTCCCGGCGTGCTTGTAGAAGCCCGCCGCGTAGTTCGTGCCCGAGCCGACGTCCACCGAAGAGAACGCGAACGAGATGGGCGTGATGCCCGCGGGTTGGCCAAACTTGTATGCCATTGCTGCGTTGCTCCTAGTAGATGAACCAGCCGACGCCGTCGCAGTAGAGGTGAATCGACGCGTAGTTGGCGTTCAAAATCGCGGTCAACTGGCCGTCGATGAACTCGCCGCCGTTGGCGTCAATCGTGATGGCAGCGCCGCCCGCAACGCCACCTTCGTCCTTGATGAATAGATGCCGGTCCGTCATGCCGGCTGCCGCTGGCAAGTTGATCTGCAACGCGCCGCCCGCGGTCGTGACGCCGAGCAGATAGTCAGTGGTGGCCACCGCGTACGGCGTCATTCCGAAGTTGACGACGGTGCGCTTGCGATAGATGGCCGGGCCGACCGTGGACGTTGCGCCGTCGGGGCTGTGCCAACCGAGCAGACCGGTGACGCCTTCGAAGTTGGAGAACAGGAAGCCGCCCGCTGCGGGGTTTCCCGCCGGCGGGGTGACGCAGTCCCCGACGAAGACGCCCATCTCCATCGCGTTCCAACCGGGGCCGCCGGGCGCGGTGTGGACCCAGACGTTTCCGTCGAGGTTGTTCGCGTGGACGGTGCCTTTTCCGCCTGTGATTCCAAAATCGCCAGCGTCCGCATTGCCCGCGGGGTCAGAGACGCCCTGCGCCTCGGCTGTCAGGTCGTCGCCCGTTACGCCTGCGGCCGGATCCAATTCCTGCCCCAGTGACGGGGAAACAACTGCAACGTCAAACCTGGCGGTCGGTAGGCCGAATTCAATAACGGACGCTGAAACGGACAGGATGTTGTTGCTCGCAACCTGAAGCAGAACATCGGTCTGGGCGTCGATGATGATGTCCGCGGGGCGAGTGGCAGTGCCGAATTGCCCGCCGAAATAGACATTATCCGTAAGAATCCAGAGCATTGAACGGTCGCCCGCGTCGTTGGAGCGGCGCCCAATGATCGCACCATCGTCCTGAAGCCGGATGTGTCCCTGGGATGCGGCACTGACTCCGACTCCGCTACCAGCAACCAGGCCGAACCGCGCATAACCGGTCGCCGGCGTGGCGTAATGGTACGCATGCAGCAGCGCCCCCTCCGACCACAAAAACGCCCCGGCCGCAGCCGCAGCAACGGGAGCCGTCACAGCGTCCGAGATGAAGACGACTTCCTCGCCGCTCTGATAGTTGCCGCATTGCTCGTGAACGGCGACGTTTCCGTCGAGGTTTCCTCCGTGAACGGTGCCACGTCCGCCGCGAATGAGACTGTCGCCGGACGTTGCGGCGCCGGCGGGATCGGTGACGCCTTGCGCTTCCCAGGTCATCAGGTCGCCGCTGACGCCGGGCGTGGCGTCGTCGCGGTGGGTAATTGCCGGCGACGCGACAGACTCCTCGAATCTGACACTGGCCTGGCCCAACTCCAGATAGGCGTCGGCCTGAACCATTCTGACGTTACCGTTGATGTAGCTCAGAATTCCAGAATTTGCTCCGACGTTTATGTTTGGCGGATTGGCGCCGGCTGCTGTTCCGAGGCCGAATGACACATCGTCGTTCGTGTGCCCTTCGATAATTGGCACGACGACAGGACCGGTGCCCCACTTGGTGAAAGTAACCGTGTCGTGGCCGCGGATGTCTCCAGCCGTCGCGGGCGTCGTGCCGAGTTTGAGCGCCGTTTCCCATGCACCGCCGACCGTGGGGGCGCCGGCTTGCAGGATGGCGTTTGCGGTTGCACCGGTGGCGTTGACCGCTCCGCTTGTGATCTGCGTGACCAAGGCGAGCAACGAGCCCGCTGTGGCGAACGTCAGCGCCGTTGCGTTCATCGTCACGGTGCCGGTGTTGGTGCATTGGTAGACAAAGTGCTGACTGGCGGCGCCCTCTTCGATGACCGTCCGCATGCCGGGAGTGATTTCCCCGGTCTCGTCTGCGAGGATGTCGCGCTCCTGAACCCACGGCGTGCCCACGGTGCCAAGGTCGGTGAAGATGAAGATGCCGTTGTCAGCGCCGATAGCCTGATTCTTGACCAGCACGCGGTCATTCAGCGCGATGGTGTTGATGGTGTCAATGCCGCCGAGCGTGTTGATGTTGCCGTTGCCGGTCGCGGTCAGCGTGTTGCCGGTGCGGGTCGCGACGAGGTTGACTGTGGTGGCGACGCGGCACGACTCCTGCCAATCCTTGCCGCCATCCGCTAGCGTGATGTCAACCCGATCGGTGGCGGAATTGTACGACGCGTTGAGCCCGCCGACGAAGTTCCAATCCTTCTTGGTCGGCAGCAACTCGGTGCCGTCGCGGTGCAGTCGTTGGCCAAGAAGGTCTCTGATCCAGTTCGTCATGTGGAGCCTATCAGGTGGGAACGATGGTCATATACAGGCCGAACAGAATCAGCGCGTTTGCGATACTGTTGGCGCCAGCCTCGCCGCGGATACTGAGCGCGTACTGTGTGGTCTCGTCAATCGTCTGCGGGGCGCCCGGGGTATAGGTGACGGTGTGCAGGACGTCGTACGTGGCCGGCGCTACGGTCGTGTCGATCTGGCTGCCGACAAGAGTAGTGCCAGCCGCACCGGCGCCGTCGATTTTGTATAGCGACAGCAGCGGCATAGTACCGACTGCGCCAACGTGCGGACCGGCGCCGGCTCCGTCACCGTGCAGGACCATACTCACGCTTGAGAAACTGCAATCCTTCAACGCGGGAAGCGGGATCTGTATCTCATCCACGCCGGCAACGCTGATATTCGTCCAGCCGTTGGGGCCGGCAATGTCCCATGCCCACCGCTGCACCCAACCGGCAGCCGGCTGATTCGTCGGCGCGATTGGGATCTGATAGTTCCCAGCCACGGCCGCCGGGCTGCGGTTGCGCAGGTAGGTGTGCGCGTCGGCGTACTCCTGCATGACGTTGGTGCGCGTCGCCTGCGACACGGCATCACCATCGGCGGCCACCTGGAAGTTTGCGGGCCACGTGTCGACCGGAACTAGATTCGCTGGCATTGTGTTTCCTCAAACTTGGTGGGCCCATTTGATGTTGGTGCCGGTGCCGTAGACATAGGCGGCGTCGCCGTACAGCCGATCGGGGTCGCCGTAGTACTCGCCGTCGAAGATGATGTAGATGTACGGGTTGATGGCGTGACCGGGCGACCACTTGCGTGCGATTGCCTTGGCGCTGCGCACCTCGCCGACCGTTGCCGTGCTGCCATACGTGGGAGACGCGTCATCGGAGCCGTACACTGCGCCGCTGCCATAGGTCCACGGCACCCACGGGTGCCCCTCTTCGATGACCACAGCGAAGCGGGAGAACTCGGTGCCGTCTATCCATGAGCCCGCTACCGGGCCCTCGTCTGACAGCACGATGCCGTCGAGGATCAGGACGTTACCGGCCCACGTGATGTCGTGCGTGCCATCATTCAGCGATGTTCCGATGATGGTCACCGTGCGCCCAGCTTCAAAGCCGGCGGTGGCGAAGTCGTAGCCGGCCGGGATTATGATGGCCGAGTCACCCAAGGCGAGGTAGTTGGCGACATACGTCAGGCCGGCGTCATCGACGACGATGGTGGGCACCAGTTCGAACCGCCATGACCGGCGCTCGGGGCGATGGTCCGCGTTCTCTGCCGGCACGATTGACACGTTCGGCAGACCCATGGCGACATACTGCGCCACGATACCGAGCCCGCCGGTACCCTCTTCGTTGCCGGCGAACTGCCAGGCAGCCCACGCCGCATGCAGCCGGGCCCGATATGTGTCGTCGCTGTCGGCGTAGTACCGCGGCATGCTGCGCTCGGTGCCAATCTCGGGCAGCGCGTCGGGCGGCGACGTGTCGCTGAGCAGCCACGACGCTTTGAGCGCCTGCGCGGCGCCCTCGGACACGAGGTCCGACATGAGACCGATGGTCATCCCGACGAACCGCTCACCGTTGGCGCGGCGCAACCACGGCGGCGAGATATTGGCGACGAATTCGCGGAAGTTTCCCATGCTAGATATCGGTGTAGGTGAACGTGACGACGCCCACGGTCATGACGGCTGTCGCGGTGATGTTGACGTTGGCAGCGGGTGTGGTCCACGCGATGTTCTCGACGCCGACCACTTCGCTGATTGCCTGCGTCAACTCGGTGTGCAGCATGTAGCCCTGTGTGCCGCCCGGCAGGACGGTGCCGCCGATGGGCAGCCCGTTGATGTAGGTCGCAAGCGCCGTTTCAATCTCGGCTTGCTTGGTCGCGTTGTTCAGCGCCGCGGTGACGTAGATGGTCGCGGTGAACGCCTGGACCGCGGCGCTAGCGGCAATCACCTCGGGGTCGGCGGTCACGGGTCGGCGGTCGTCAATGTACGCCTGGACCGTGGTCACGTCAGCGCCGATGGCGGCGCCGTTGTTGCGAGCGATGTACACGTCCAGCGTGCCGGACCCGCGCGGGTTGGTGTCGTCCACTAGCGCCCGAGAGATGTCGGTGTCAGCGGTCAGCGCCCAGTTGACGTATGCCTCTGCCGGCGATGCGTAGCTGAGCGTCGACCACTTGGAAGTGTTGCGCGCTTGCAGGGTGGCGTCAGCCTCTGCGTCCAGGCCCTGCGTCGTGATCCATGTTGCCGCCGGGGCGATGGGCGGGTTGTTGCCGGTGACACCCGCGAGCGGGGTTTGGATTACGTCTAGCGTGTTGTTTGCCACGTTGCCGGCAGCGCCGGCCGTCTCCGCTTCAACGATCACAACAACGGTGCCGCTCGCCGGAACGGTGCCGCCGGTTGTGTTGCGGAACGTCAGCCCCGCAGCGTTGGCTACCACTAGGCTGCCGATGGCCACAACGTGCGGCGGCCCGACCGCGCCGCCGGTCAGCGTGTAGGTGCCGGCGGTCTTGACCGTGACCACCCGCTGATTATCATAGTGGCTGTCGCTAAACTCGGTCAGCGCGCCGTCCGACGAGGTTTCGTTGAACGCGAAGCGGGCGATGTAGTCCACGTACGTCGTCCAGTCGGCATAGACGCGGGCGAACATCTGGCAGAATGTGCGCTGCACCGAGCCCGATTGCCACGATGTGGTGTTGAACCCGAGCGATTCCAGCTCGTCAAAGATGACGTCTAGCGCCTGCGCCTCGGTTACCGGCGTACGTAGTTGGTCAAGCGTGAGCGGCATTAGGTGGCGTCCTGTAGTAGTTCCACGGTGATTCCGGTTGCGCTCAGCGCCGCCGTCAATTCAAACGGACCATCATCGTCGGTCAGCGAGATGGTAATATCCAACTCATCATTGGCCCTATCGGGGCTGTCGGCCACGGCCACAAACTCGACCTTCGCGCCGACGTCTGCGACCCGCTCGTCTTTCAGCACCTCGGATTCGATGCGATGCGCGGCGAGCCGGTTGGGCTGCCCTTGCGGCTTGCCGAGTTCGTCGCGGACGTCGTATCCGTAGTTGCCATCGTAGTGCAATCCGAACTGTGGCGTGCTGATTCGGCGCACCGCAGCATGTGCGAGCCCGACGCGGCCCTCAACCACGGACAGATTTGCGTCCAGGTCGTCAATGCAGGCGAAGTCGCTGCCGAGGTCTGCTGCCATGTTACGCTTTCAGTTTCGGGTTTCCGCCTGTGATGGTACCGGTGAGCGCCGTGCCGGCGTCGCCAGGATTGGGCGGGTTGCCCGGGTTGGAGACGGTCTGGATCGGCGCGTAGGCACCGGGCACGCCAAGAATGTCGGGCGCCCAGTAGATCACCGGGATCGTGGCATCCCAGAGCATGTGTCCGGCGATGATCGGATCGGTATCGCGCGCCATGTCGAGCGAGCCGCCATCAAACTCCACCTCGGTTACGGCGGTACCGGCGAGCCACTGCGCAACGTATGGCCGCTTCGGGTCGCCCGCTTCGAAGCCAACGAGGCAGCGCGCCCCGGCGGGAACCGTGGTTTCGTAGCCCGGTTGACCGTGTCGGATGTAGACCACGCCGAGCCCGCCGCCGCGGATCTCCGCATCGTCTGGCACCACCTCAAGCGCGCCGCCCACCTGAGTCGCCACGGTGCATGGCCACAGGTAGGAATAGAGCAGCTTGCGCCCTACCGCTGCGTCGATGAACCGCAGCAGGCTGCCCTTGATGCGCCCGGTCACGCTGCCGGGGGTGTCGTCAAACCACAGTTCCTGCCGCAGCTTGCCGGCTTCCACGACGGTTGCCACATACGACACCTCGCGACCACCAAACAGAACGCCCGGGAGGAGTTCGGGGTCCTCTGCCGGGGCAACGACCATGGCCCCAACGTCGGGCCGCTCCAGAATCTCAACCGTCTCCGTGTCAAGCTCAGTAGCCGTCTGAGCGCCGAGCAGGATGGTCCCCGCCCTCGTCATGCGCCACGGTACTGAAAGCTCGTCAGCGACCGCCTGGAGCGCGTGGCCAGCCGGTCCGCGCGTGCGGTGCCAGTTGACCCGGACCTCGCCGGTCAGTGACGCGGAAGCGGCGGCAAGCGTCTCGCCCGATTCGCGAATGATGTCGTCCACGACGTGCTGGAGCGTGGCACCCGCGTAGTTCTTCGGCGGGAGGGTGGCGCTCAGCCCGCCTGCGCCGCCGACGATGCGGCCAACCCAGCGCCCGCCCTCGAGCCCGCCGCGGAACACGGTACCGACAAGCGAGACCGAACCGAGCGCGAGTGTGACGGAGCCGGCGAAAGTCTCGTCGCTGTCCACCTCAACGTCAGCGGTCCAGCATCCAACACGCGGCTCGTACACCTGCGCGTCAATCAGCGATGCGCCGTTGAGGGTGTACGACGACGCCATCAACCGAGCCCGATGTTGTCGAGGAAGCCATCCACGATGTCACCGGCGATGCCAGTCACGCCGTCAACCGCATGCTCCGCTGGACTGTCGTCGTAAGCGTCGGCTGCCGCGTCGCCAATCTGGTCGACCGCATTGCCGAGCTTGTCCCAGTCGGTGCCCGATGAGGAGCCGCCGCCCGCCGCGTGCTTGACCGGCTTGGGCGCGGGCACCCATTCGATGGCCTGCATGGTGAGCGTGAGGATTTGCTTCGTCTTGTCCAGCTGCGGAATGCCAATCGACTTGATGTAGATGTTATTGATGCCGAGGAGCTTGGTGTATGGCGTGCTGATACTCGTTGGGTTGCGCGCGCCACCGGCTCGGCGAGGATGCACCGTGGGCAACAGCGCCTGCACGTTGGCCCACTGGTCGGCGTCCCATAGCGTCAGCTTGAGCGTGAGCTTCGCTAGGTCCATGCCGTTATCCTTGAGCACGGCGCCGTCTGAGCCCTTGGTGGCCTTCGCATCGATGCGCCGGCTCACACCCGAGCCCGTCACCTCACAGATGCCCGGCCATTGCTGCCCGGCGAGGTACAGGTAGTCCCACTCGTATGAGTCAAGTTCCCCGCCGCCGAAGAACTGCAAGCCGGTGAAGATGGTTGCGTCGCTCATACCGTGCCCATCTCCAGTGCCAGCCGTTCCATGGCGTCAGCGAATGCGAGCGCCTGTTGCTTCTTGACTTCCTTGGCTGTGGCTGACGCCGACTCGGCCTCGTTGACCGTGATGTCGCTGTTGTTCGTTTGGTTCACGGTGACCGGTCCGCCGCCCGCTGGGGCCTTCGGCGTGACCATGCCGGCGGACGCTGCGGCAACGGTCGGGCCCTCGGCTTCCACGCCTTGCGCGTAACCCACGGCGGTCATCTTGCCGATGCCGGCGAACACCTTGGACGGGGAAGCGATGCCGAGCTTGGACTTGACAGAAGAGATGGCAGCGTCCACGACACCGCCGAGCGCTTCGACCACGGCGCTTGCGCCGGCCAGGATGCCGCTCACGATACCACTGATGATGCTTGACCCTACGCTGGACGTGTCAATCTCAATACCGGTGATCGTTTCCACTAGCCACGCGATCTTCTCGATGACGAAGGACAGCGCTTGGCCGAGCGCGCCGGTGATGATGCTGACGACGCCCAGGATGGCCTTGGCGACGACGAGCCACACCTGTGCCATGAGTCGGAGCACCTGAACGACGATGCTTGACGGCGGGAAGGTCGCGGCGATGGCGGCCTTCACCATGCCAAACACGTCGGTGACGGCGCTGACCGCAGCGTGGACTTCCCAGAACGTGACGGCCAGGTCCTTGATGAGCGACGGATCGTCAGTGTCGAACATCTCGATGAATTCGATCGCCGAGTCGATCGCCGAGTCCAGCGCGTCGACAATCTTGTCTGCGATATTCGTGATGAAGTCGCCGAAGGCGGGCGACTGCATAAAGGTGATGAGCTTTTCGAACACCGGCAGCAGTTTGGCGCCGATGGCGGGGCCAACGCGGCGAGCCAGGTCGTCTAGGACGTTGACCAACCGCGTCTTGATGAAGCCCGCCGCGCCGCTCACGGTGGAGAACATCTTTTGCATCGCTGCATCGCCAAGCTTGCCCGTGTTCGTTGCGGCAAGCGTCGCCTCTTGGAACGCCTGCATCAGCGCCTTGACCGGGAGTTTGGTGACGTCCATTTTGGCGAGCGCCTCTACACTCTGCCCGGTCTTGTCAGCCAGCTTTTGCAGCACCTGCATCTTCGTGACGGGCAGGTTTGCCAGAATCGAGTTGAACTGATCCGCCTCAATGCGCCCGGTGGCCATCGCCTTTTCGACTTGGACGAAGGCTTCCTCGATTCGCTGCCGCGCCGTGTCGCTGCCGTCGCCAAGGGCCAACAGGTCGGCCTTGAATTTCAGCAGGTTCTCGGATTCCAGCTCGGTGAAGCCCGCTGAGATGAAGTTTTTGAAGTTGCCCGCCGCGGTTTGGAAGTCAAGCCCGAGCGTGTTGGCTATGTTGCTCACCCTTTTGAGCGCAGCTGTGGCTTTGGAGCCACTGCCAAGGAAGCGGGTGAGGGAGAACTGGAGCGATTCGGCGGCCGCTATCGATTTGATGAACGCCGATGCTAGCGCCACCACGCCTTGCTGCAATAGCGCCAAGGCCCGCTGGGCGATGCCAACCACGAAGCCGATTGCCGCCAGCTTAGACAGCATTGCTCCGATGCCGCCGCCTAGTTTGTTAACCCCAACGGCCGCTTGGCCGGCGCCGCCTCCCATACTAACGAACTTGCCGGTAACGGCGTCCACTGCACGACCGGCCTTGTTGAATCTAATCCCGGCGGTCTGAGCCGCTGCGCCAATCTTGACGAATTTCCCTGTTACGGCGTCTACCCTTCGCCCCGCCTTGTTGAATCTGACGGTGGATGCGGTGAGTTTCTCAACCCCAGCCATGGCTTTTTTCGCAGGTCCGCTCACCTTGTCGGTGAGTTTGACTACGTATTCAGCTGAATTGGCCATGGGTCACTTCGTCTTCAGATACGCTTTCCCGAATGCTCGGATGGTGTCGTGCTGCTCCGCAATGAGTAGCGCGCCCTCAATCGCCAGCTCCGTGGGCCCACCGGCGTCGGTTGACTCGCAGCGCTGAAACGCCAATAGCGCCCGAGCGGCCTTCCAAAGGTCCCGCTGGGCGCTATGCCATCCTTCTACCCTTTTTTTACTTCGGCCTCAAACTCGGTGCCGGCCAGTTCATTGATTGCGGTGCCCGCCTGGAGCACCAAGCCGGGGTACCGCTTGACCAATTCCAGCGCCGCCTCGCGGTCGGGGTACGCGCGACAGGCGAGAACGATCTCCCGCATGGTTGCATACTTGCTGCCCTTGTCGCTCGTCAGCTTGTCGGTGAACCGTTGGAAGTCCCCCGGGCTGGGCGCCTTGAGAGCAAGCACACCGTGCGGCGTGCGGTAGATGTGCAGCTCACCATGCTCTTTGGCAAGCGCGTCGAGTTGCTCGGCTTCGGTTCCGGTCGTCTCGGTCTTTGGCACAGCGGGTCTCCAGTCGCTATGGCCGGTCTATGGTCAGACCAGCATGTTGGTGAAAGGCAAGATGCCATCAAGCTCCAGGTGCATGATGTCCAGGTCGAACGTCACGGCTGACGGGTCGGTGCCCTGCGAGCCGCCGCCCTCGGTGGACTTCAGCTCACAGCCGATGAGGCGATCGGTCACGGTGCCATCGCCACCGGGCGCGCTGTACATCACGGTGATGTCAAAGGGCGTATCATAGTAGCCGGTTTCGCCATCGTTGGTCAGCGCAGCGATGAAGTCGGAAAAGTCCTTCTTGTACATCGTCAGGCTGCCCTCGGAGTCGTATTCTCCCTTGGTGCGAGCAAGCTTCTCGACGCCGGTGCCGCGGACGATGCCCTTGTCGTTGCTGTCGCTGTAGGTCAGTTCCGTGATGCCGATGAAGATGCCGGCACTGCCAAGGGTGATTTCGATGGTGGCCCAGTCGAACTTGACGCCGTTGATGAGCGGATAGGTGAGTGCCATGGTTGCTCCTAGACGGCCAAGCTGTAGCCGAGCGTCGTGGTGATGAACTTGGCGTAGCCGAGGGGCCGGATGGCCACGTCGCTCAGAAGCGTCTCGGTGGTCTCCACGTTGTTGGTACGGTCAATCGTGTAATTCAGCGCCGACACGTGACCGGAAACGCCCTCGGCATTGCTGGGCCGCAGCAGCTGCTCGTTGAGCGCCTCGCGGACAATCGTCTCCAGGCGGACGGCGTCGCGCTCGTCAATGGTGCCAGTCGCGTTGGTGCGGATGCCCATGCCGATGAAGACTTGCTGCTGCAAGTAGACCGTGCGGCATGCAAGGTCCATGATGCGGCCGTGCTGCCAATAGCGGAAGTCACTGCCGGGGGCGGACTTGAGGCGGCCATTGGTGAAGTAGAATCCTGGGCGGCCAATGAACGTACGCGCCGTGCTGATACGGTGGCTGTCCATAATTTCGGTCAGCCGCTCATCGTGCTCAATCGCAAGCACGCCGGTCAGCGAACCGGAGGCCACGCGGGCCAAGTCCGTCGAGATGAGCGAGGCGTGAGCCCGCGCGCCGATGTTGTGGGCAAGCGGAATCTTCGGGGCGCCGAATCCAGCGTGGGCCTTGGCGCTCGTCGTGTCGGCGGTGCGATAGGCAACGAGGATTCGGTTATCACTCACGGCGTCCAGCGCGGTATTGACCGCGGCTCCCGCCTCGTCGCCGCCGTCCATGATGCAGCGCACGTAGCGGAACGCGGAGGCGAAAGTGGCCATATGCGTTTCCAGCGCGCCGAACATCGTGGCAGCCGCGGCGCCCGTGGCATGGGTGCCGGTGGCAATCATGAAGGCCCACTCGGTCGTGTCGGCAGTCAGCGCCGTGATGGCGGTAGCCAAGTCGGCGGTCGTGTACATCGGGGCGGTGCAGTCAAACCAATGGGTGTCACCATCGGACCACTCCACCGGGCCAGCGCCGGGAACGAAGGTCAGCACGAGGTTCGTGTCCGGGATGGTGTAGGTCAAGCCGACCGGAATGGTCAGCTCCTCGGAGTAGGTGCGGCCATCGTCGAGCGAATAGATGAAGGCGCCGATGCCGGCGTCGCCGGTCGTGGTCACCTCAAGCATCACCTCGTAGAGGTCGAACGCGGCGCCAGCCACGGTGACGGTTCCGGTTCCGACGTTGCCGCCGCCCGGCGTCACTGCGCCCGCGGCGCCTGCCGTGGTGGCATCGGTTCGCATGCCGAGCACTGGTCCGCCACCCTCGCTCAGGCAACGGCACACTTCCTCGGGCAACGGGCCCTGCCCCCACTCGGCGCGGGCTTGCGCCATGGAGGACACACTCACCAGGGTGTCAGCGGTGCCAGTTGAGGAAACGCCAATGACAAGCGGCGTGTTGACGGCGGGCTCGACCAGCCCTAGGCCGGGGTCGAGGATGGTCAGAGTTTGGCCGGGGATGGGCATGGTCTAGTCCTTTGGTGCCCAGGGGGCATGGGGAGACAGTGCCGCGGCGTGCGGCTTGTATTGGGGGCCTTCGGCCGCTTTGAGCGCGGCGAGGTAGTCTGATTCGGTGAGCATCAATGGCCCGCCTGCGTGGTGCTCGTGAAGCTCCCAGCAGTGCAGTCCAGACGCGGCGCCATGCTGCCAGCACGGGACAGCGGGCGACAGTCGCAGGGCCTTGTTTCGTGACAGGCGCGGCTTACTGTGCAGCCCCAGCTCGAAGCACCACACCTCCGGCGGCTTCTTGTCGGCCTTCGGCGGGCTCACGTTGATCCGCTTTTCACTATCCTTGCTCATGGACAAATGGTCTCCGTTGACCCGTCAAGGTCGCTGACGAAATCGGTAGTGTGCGACTGGGCAACGATGGTTGTCATCGTGTCGGCACCCTCGGTCACGGGAACGCGGAAAGCGCCCTCTAGCAGAATCTTGCTGCCGTGCGTGGCGAACTCGCCGCGGGCATCCTCTTCGGTGATGAAGCGGTATGAGCCGAACTCCACCGAGCCGTATGCTTGCTCCCAGCACGTGTAGATGAGCAAGTGCATCATGTCGCGCGCCGCCTCGCGGTCCGCGCCCCAGATGTGCCACTGCACGGCCATCGCATCGGTACGCACGGAACGCTGCCGCGTGGTGCCAACGACACCGGCTCCCACGTCGTCGATGGCGTCAATGCTGCCGCCTTCGCTCACCCACACGATACGCGGGTACTCGCCGAGGCGCTCCACTTCGAGCTTCGCCGTGCTACCGATGAGGCCAGCCATGCGGGGCACGGCGTGGACGGCAAGCTGTAGGGTGTCGAGATTGTCAGCCACCTAGCAGTTCCTCAAACACGTCTTGCACTACCGCCTTAAACTCACGCGCCCACTTACTGGGCAGCCCCTTGGCAGCAGTCGGAACGAGCATGCGTTGAACCATCCGCTTGGTGCCGCTTTGGTGGAAGGTGGCGTACGATTGGGCGAAGCCAAGCACGAAGCCGGCGGCGTTGGCGGCCACGTTCAGGCTTTTGCGCATGACGCCGGACGCAACGAGTAGAGCCTTGCCGCTGTTCTTGCGCGTGGTTCGCTTGCGGGACTTCCACTTGGCGCCATACGGGTCGCGGCTCTTGTCGAAGCCCTCGCGGGCGAAGTTGAGCGATTCTTCGGCGAGTTGCTCGCTGACGACCGGCAGCAGTTCCGCCGAGACGCCAGCGAGTTTCCGCTGCAACTCTTTGAGCTGCCGCGTATCGCCCTTTAGTGTGAACACTGGCGACTAGACCAGGGAACAACCGATGATGTCGATTTGCAGTTCGCCGTTGGTGCAGTTCAGCAACTGGTCAGCGTTGGCGGTGAACACGGCGACGCACTGGCCAACCGAGGTGCCATCGAACGCTGGCAAGCCGATTCCGGGGCCGGGCGTGGTGAAGGTGAGCCCGTCACCCTCAAGCGCGGAACCGGTGAACACGTCGAAGCCGTCTTCGTAGGCGTCCGGGTCGTTGCTGTGCCCAACCTCAAGCGCGATGTTCGCCATGGCACCATTGTCGAAGGCGTCGACCAGGTCGATGCGATAGCCGAGAACGATGTCCGTCTGCAAAAGCACAGCGCCGATGTTGATGGTCTGCGCCACGCCAGCGGCCGTCAGGTCGGCACTGGTGAGGGTGACGGTTCGCAGCACGGTCGGGACGCCGAGCACCACGTGAGTGTGGTCGCTGCGGGAGAACGATGCCGCGGCGCCTTCTGCACCCGTCAGGTGGGTATCAGCACCGGCGGCTGCGGTGAAGTTGTGATTGTGGTCGATGCGGGCGGCAGTCAGCGCCACACCGGCGTCATCGGCAGCGATGGTCTGGTCGACCATGGCGCCCGCGGCGCCGTAGCCGAAAGCAACCTCAGCCCACACGGTGCCGGTGGTCCCAACCACAATGTCGCCATCCGTGGTGACGCCCCAAGCGGTGTCGGCGTTGGCGGTGCCGCGCTCGACGACAACCACGCTGTTGCTGATGAACTCGGAGCCATCATCGAAGTCCAAGGCACGCGTCAGCGGAGCGGTACCAGCGACCACACCGACGACATAGATGCCGTTCTCGGCTGGCGCTGCCTGGTTCTTCGCAAGGAAACGCTCGCCTTCGACCATCACGATTCCGTCGTGGGTCACCACGAAGGCCGCCAGGTTGGCCACGTCGGCGGTCGACGCGACGTCCACGTGATAGACGGGGGCAGAATCGCCACCGGCCGCTGCGCCAACTGCGGCGACGATGCCAGCAATGTGGAACTGCGTTTGGAACACGACGCCATCACCGTCGACGCGGGTGATGAGACCGGCAATCGGTCGGCCACCGGCGTTGGAGATGTCTACGGCCTCGTCGTCAACGGCGTAGCAGAGCGAGCCCACGTCAGCGGCAACAATCGAGTCGCCGTTGTTGTCGTACTTGAACTGGCCGGGCATGACCTTGATGGTCGGGGTGCCGGCTGCGGTGTTGTCCACGGTGCGCTCGCCGCGTCCCACCACTGCGGTCATTCCGGCAACAGAGGCAGCGGGAGCCGCCAGGCCGGCCGCAGTGAGGCAGACCATGCCGCCGGCGTAAAGGATGTCAGTCGCGCAAACCGGCTCATAGATGGTCGGGATGGCCGCGGCGTCGATTTGTTCGGTATTCCGAAGAGCTGCGAGGGTCATTGCGTGTATCTCCTGAGTGGCGGCTAGCGGCTACCAGCCGCGCGACTCGCCGACGTCGCCCGTTCCATGGGCGCGATTGGCGCCGCCGGTCACAACGACCGGAGCGCCTTCGTTAGTGTTTGCTGTGGCGTCGGCGTCAGACGCCAGCGCAGCCCGCCCAGCCCCGATGTCGCGGAGCCAGGCTAGGCAGTCCTCATACCGTAGCCGGAATTGGTCATCTACGTCCGCGGGATTGTAGCCCCGGTGCGACGTCAGAATCGTGTATCCAGCCATGACGCAGTTGCATTCGATCAACTCGTCAGGGTACGGCGAAGGGAATGGGAAGGTGTGCTGCGAGCGGAGGTATGTGTCCATCCGCCCGCCGGTTTTGACGAGGTGCGCCGTCTGAACGGGCACCGTTACGTTGGTCAGCGCAGCGGTGGGCAATCCGATCTGAGACAGGTCGGTGGTTGATCCGTATTGCGTCACTGCTGCGCCTCGGTTGTGCTACGCAATCGCGCGTGCCATCAGGAAGTACGGTCCGTAACCGGCGGCTCCGCGGCCGTCAACGCCCCAGAGGAGCTGGCGGTCGTTGAAGACGTTGGTGTCATCGGGCCGAGCCATGCTCACCAGAGCGGGGCTGCGACGGTTCTGCCAGATCATCGGCTTGATGGCGCGGGAGCAGTCCGCGAGGTACCACGTGGTGGCCTCGTTGTTGAGCTGCGGCATGACCACGATCTGCGCGGTGCCCTTCCACACGTTCGTCTCACTGGCGGTACCGGCCCCGGAGGGAACGATCTCAGCATTGAGAATGGTACGCGCGGCGCCTTCCAGTTGCGACGGAACGATGAGATGCGTCGGCACGATGCCGAGCGGCTCGCCGTCTTCGCCCACGTAGGTTCCCATGGCCGAACGAACGGCTGCATAGTTGGCCAACGTCAGCGCGGTGCCGGCGAAGTTGTTGTCGATGGCAGCGCCGCCAGCCCCGAGGGCCGCGTGAGCGTCGTTGAAGAACGTGACGCCATCGAAGCCCAGGCCGGCAGTATCGCCGAGCTGAAGCGCTATGACAACGCGCTGGTCCTGGAGCAAACGAGCCGCGCGGCCCATCTCCTCGAACAGCGGTGAGTACACGCCCAGCATATCGTCGTCCCAGTCGTCACGATCCACGCCGACCGTCAACTCGTAGGGGAGATTGGTCAGGGTGTAGTCGTGGTTCGTGAGGTTCTGGATGGTCCGGGGTCCGACCCACTGACGCATGCTGGGAAGGCGAGCCATCCAGCCGTACGTATTAGTTCGCACCGAGGACGGAATCACGGTCGAGAAAACGTCGGTTTGCAACTGTGCATCGCCCCAGCCCTGCCGGTAGCGTGCGTCAAAACTCGTCTGCAACGCTTGAATCGCTGCGCTTGTGAGCATGGCCATTAGCTAGCCTTCCCTTCATCGGCGCGCACCTTGAGGAAGTCCTCTTTGCTCACGCCCATCTGCTTCATCACTTTGCGATCCTCATCACTGAGGCTCACGGTCTTGACTCCACCCTCGGGCGGGTCGTGGTTCTCGCCACCGGCCATCTCGGGCGCGGACTCGCCGAACGCCTGGAGGCTGTCCAGGGTCTGAGTGCGGGCCCAGTCGTGCAGCGCGGGCGGCAACTTGCCGGCTTCGCTCAACGTCACGATGAGCGCGTCGCGGTCACGACCGGCGTCAGCCTTGTCGCGCTCGGCGATGGCGGCGCTCAACTTGGCCACCTCGGTTGGCAGCTTCGCATTGGCCTCGATGGCGACCAGCGCCTCGGTGAGCGTCTTGGTCCCGGTGAGCGTCAGCAGCTCCTGCCCGGTCTTGTTCCACTCGGTGGCAACGGTCATCGCCTCGGCCTCATTGTCGGCGCCGAGGAGCTTGAGAAGGTTCTTCATCTCGTCTTGCTCCTGCCCGTTCGTGCCGGGCGCTGTGTTCTTCTGATTGGCGACCAGCGGGACTTGGTCCTTGGTCGCTGGTAGGTTGGTCAATGCCACGTTCACCAGCTTGGCGACGCGGCCCGTGTCAGGGTCGACGTGCAGCGCCGGCGAGAAGTAGCGGTACTCGCGCTCACGCAGCTTCTGTGCGGCTCGTGGCGTCCACTGCACGTCGTTGGCCACAAGGTCGCCGCCCACATTCACAGACGGCGTGAACCACCCGGCTGCGCTCCCGCTCTCGGGCGTGGAGATGAGGCCGAGCATGCCGTGCTCGTAATCGACAGGGAGCTGCCCCTGTCCGTGGTCGCTGAATGCTGACACAACGGACGACGCTGCTTCTTGATCGAAGAGAATGGCACCCTTGGACGTGTCAGTAGTGCCGGCCGCAAGGATGACGAACGAGCCCGGCGGGTCACCCGGGGGCGCATCCAAGGCGAGACACAGGGCCCCGTCGTGATTGTAGGCTTGCAGTTTCTTCATTCAATGCCTGCCGCGCGTTGTTTGTCGCGCATCTTGTCGGCTAGCTGCGCATCGTATTTGCGCATGTCGGGTTTGACGGTGGCGCTCATGTCGTTTTTGGGACTGGCGCCGAACCCGTCCTGTGGTCTTTCGTCGAAGTTGGGGCCGGTCGTGATGCCCTTGCGCTTCGCCTGTCGCTTGGTCAGGGCGCGTACCCCGGACCGGCAGCGGTGATGCAGCGGCGGGTAGTTGCTGTCCCACCACGGGTCGTCCTGCGCCACCACCTTGCCGTCTCGCTCTTTGCAGATGGTCGTGGTGCGGCCATCAAGCACAGCGTCATACTCCCAGAACGGCCGCATGCGCTTCATCACCGGCTTAGTCAGCTGCCGATACCGCCCGCCCGAGTAGGCCCGCTGCATGGCGTTGATCCAGATGGTCTCCACCCGGTGCGGATTGGCGCCGCCCCATGCGGAGGCGAGCTTGGCGCTCACCCGCTTCTTGAAATCGCCGAACGCCTCGCCCGTGTTCAGCGCCTTGGCAATCTCATCGAACACGTCCTGGACAAGCCGCAACTCGTCGCCGCCCGAGAACCACCACGACTGCATCCGCGCCCGGCTGTTGAGCGCGTCCAACTCATCATCGGTCAGGATGACGCGTTGGAGGAAGAACCGCAGCGCCTCTTCGAAGCGGGACAGGTTCGCGGTGACGCCGAGGCCCATGTCACGCCACAATGTCAGCCGTTACGGCTTCCCTGAGGCATGCGATGCAAATCATCACAGACGCAAATCTATTGCCGCTGATACCGCGGCTACCCTGCGGCTCAAGCGGGTGCATCGTCGCGCCGCAGTCGGCGCACACGGTCTCCTGAAAGCCGAGCATCACGCCGTAGTTGCCATTCGTGTAGCGCTCATCAATGGCCACGCACTGTTTGGGCGTCAGTTTCATGTCAGAACCTGCGCCATAGGCACGGCAGCGCACGGCGCAGAGCAACGTATGCCCACAGCGGGCACCGCTTGTACCACGGCAGGAACGACACCAGGTCCCACACCTCAACCGCAGCATACAGCGCGAGCCGAACGCGGCGCACCTTCATGTGGACCACGATGCCATCATCAGAGCGAGTACTGCCAGCGACCGTTAGACAATCTGAAAAATCCACTACAGGTCCTCAAGCGCCGCGTGCTGCCCGGATAGCTCGGACAGGATGAGCGCCTTTTCCATGAGCCGCGCGAACGGCTCCGGGTCCATGTCGCTGAATGCTTGGCGCAGGCGCACCCTCATGTCCGGGTAGCCCTCGCTCGTTTCGATGACGCGCAGGATTGAGCGCAGGTCAATGCCCGTGTGGCGTCGACTGCGACGTATGCCGTCCTCGGTCACATCGTCCACGTACAGTTGGCCAGCGATGAAGCCGGGAGCCACCGAGGGGTCGTCGCCGGATGCGAGTTTGACGCTAGCAGTCAACGGGTCCTCGTCGTCGTCAGGCTTGCCCTTGGGGGCAAACGGGTTGACGCCGGGAATCATCGGGGGCGGAGGGGGCGGCTCGTGTTCCTCAAGCGTCACGCCATATTTCTCGCCAAGCTCAGCGACATCGGCCACCTTGGCGCCGCCGGTCTTCAGCGCGCCGAGCGCCTCGCCCAGCATCTTGATGGTCTCAGCGCCGAGTTTCAGGTCCTCGGGCGGGTCAGTGTCCCACTTCGGCCATGGGATGCGGTCGACAGCATCGGCGTAGTTGACCATCGCCCACGGCGTGACCGCCTGCTCGCGCAGTTGCGTGGACAGTTCCTCGCCATCGGCTTGCGCATATTCGTTCCGCACTCCGCCAGCTTCCTTCGCCGCCGCGTAGGAGCCACCCTCAATGAGCGTTGTCAGATTATTTCCCGTCAGCGCGATGGCGTACGTGTTGTGGCAGTGGGTCAGCAGCCCTTCGAAGCCTTCCCAACTGCGGTCGGTGGCTTCTAGGAGCTCGATGTCGAAGCCGCTGCCGTCTTCGTTGATACCGGTCGGGAGCTGCACCGTGGTCTCGGTGCTCAGCGTCCGGATATCGTCGATGAACGCTTCTTTGTCGCCCTCGTCGCTGCGAGCCGGCACCATCGCCTTCACAAGCGGCATGCCGTGCCGCTCCGAGTAGCGCGCCCAGTCACGAAGGGCGAACTGCGCAACGAGCCACGGGACGGCTAGCGCCCGCACAAGCCCGTTCATCCAAGGGCGCTCACCGCGACCGAGGACGATCCACTTACCATCGCCGCCGCCAAACGGGATGGTGACCTCGCCCTGCTGCGTTTGCAGGACGTAGTGTCCGGCATCCTCATCGGCATAGACGAATTGCGGGTTCCACACCTTGAGCCGCGGCATCCACGCGACGCCGGTCCGCGACCACTGTAGCTCGCCGATGGCGAAGCCGGCGAACAGGTACCACCGCCAAAGCTCCATCAGGTCCGACTCGGGGAACATGTCCCACCAAGCGGCGTCCAGGTCCACGGCGATGGTCTTGGCGCGGTCGTCTGACTCCTCGCCACCGGCAGGGTCAACCCCGAAGTCACGCGAGAACAGCCCGGCGAGGCGCGTGTTGGTCACCGCCGCGAGCCTGTCGTCCCTGCCAAGGGCGTCAATCAGCATCGAGGAGCGATTGAATTGCCCAGCCTCATGGTCGCTCAGGGCGCCACGTACGCCGGCCACGGTCCACGACGGTTGGAGCCCAGGCGTCCAAGGGACGTAGACTATCCTTTGGTTGGCGCTGGGCATGTGTGGGTTAGTCCTGATCGGCCCGATTGGCGCTCTTGCTGTTGCGGCGGTCTAGCGTGCGGCGGCACTTGCGGCCACAGGTCAGCCCCGTGCTGTCGTCGTCGTCCTCGCCCATGAACTGAAAGCGTGAGCCGCACACCTTGCACTCGCGGTCCACCACCTCGACCACTGCGGGGCGACCCGGCGGATGGCACTCGGCGCATTCCACCGAGCCGTCTAGGAACATGAAACAATCGCTGCCGGCGCGGATACCGGGCGACACGCAATCGCGGTTGATACATCGGCACTGCTCGGCAACGCGTCTGAACGCGCCCTTGCTCACGGGGGCCTGCGCCCTCGCCTCTTGCGCCGCTCGCTGCTCGGCAAGGTGCGTGTGGACGGTGCGCTTGGGAGCGCGCTCGGTCGTGGTTGCGGTCATGTTCCTCCTACGGATTGCAGTAGTAACCCCAAAGCGGACAGCCCTCACATGCGGCGCGAGGGGCCAATCCGCCGCATGTCCCGATACCCGGTGGCGGGGCGGTCGAGTGCATAAAACGCAGAGGCGAGCGCGTCCACCTGATCGTCGTGGAGGTCGCCGACGCCGGTGAACGCACACACCTCTGCAAGGAACGAATCAAGCCACGGTGCCGAGGAGGGGAGCAGCACGCGCCCATCGTTCCACGCTGCGGCAACAGGCAAAGCCCGTTGAAACTTGTCGACCGTCGTGTTCGCCACTTCAAAGCGGGGTCCAATCGTCTTGCGGATGAACTGCGCTGCACCCTTTTCGGTGCCGGACGCATGCCACACGAGGCGGCCTGGCCACTTGCTGATCTGCGCTTTGAGCGTGAGTGCGAATGCGGGGGCATCAACCTGCTTTCGGACAACATCAACGACGTAGTACAAATCCCCGACACGGAGCAGGGAGACCACCACCGAGTAGTCGGCGTGAGTCTTCGCGGTGTACGCGAGGTCCGTGCCGTTACCGGCAGCATAGCCCCGCGTCGGAGCCTGTTGGTAGTAGTGCGCTTCGCAGAAGACCGTGGCGCCGCGCGGTCGCGGCTGGCCTTGGTACAGCGACGCCCATTCGTACTCCGTGCAGTTGCGTCGCTTGTCCTCAAGCCACGTCAGCGGGCGGTGAGTGGGCCACAGAACCACCCCTTCGGTATCGATGGCGGGCAGGTTGATAACGTCCCAGCCCTTGTTGATGAGCAGCCCAGCGAGGTCCTCGGGATGCCACCGGGTCTGGACGACGAAAACCGAGGCGCCCGGATGGCACCGCGTCTCAGCCGTGGACGTGTAGAAGTCCCAAACGTCTCGGCGCTTGGCCACCGATTCGGCCTCTTGCCGATTCTTGTGCGGGTCGTCAATGATGAAGACGCCGTCTATCGGCTCACCGGTGATGCCGCCGCCGATGCCGCAGAGGATGACGCCGCCACCCTCGGGGAGCGCCCACGCCGACTTGGGGCCATCGGGTTGGAGCCCGGCGCGCTTGGCGAGCAGCCAGAGTTGCTTGGCTACCCGATTGGCACGGTCCGCCGAGTAGGTGACGTACGCGTGCCGCTTGGTCGGGTCGGCCATGAGCAGCCGTACCAGCCCGTGAATGATGAGCTGGGTTTTCCCGTGCTGTGGCGGCGTGCTGACGCAGGACCGCAACTCGACACCGGCAGCCGCTTTCTCGAAGGCGAACGCAATCGGCTCTAGGTGGTCCGGGCGGTCCCAGCTAGGGGTCAGCCACGGAACGAAGTCTAGGAGGCTCTCAGGGACGGCGACGGTCTGGTCAGCCGGCCTTTGAGGCAACCAATGCGATAGGTTGCGCTCCAGCGTTTCGAGTTGCCGCAGACAATCGATCATCAAGTACCCGCTGGGCAAGCGCCGCGTTGGTCAGCATCTGCAACGCCTCCGCCATGGCGGTCACTGAGCCCGGCTTGGTCATGTCCAGGTGCTCGGCAGACCGAGCGATGAAGTCGGCGGCAGCGGCGATGGCCCTCGGAAGCTCGTCCTGCCACTTGGCCCGAACCATCGCGCGCGCTTCATGGACACAAGCGGACAGGCCGTCATCAGTTTCGCACTGTTCTCGCCACCTTCGGACGCTCCGGGTGGTGACACCATGGTGCCTGGCCGCAGCCCTGTCGCCAACAACCGAGGCCGTGGCCAACACCATGGCGGCTCGCTCGTTTTTGGCTACACTCTGCATGATAGAGGGCGGTTACGGCGTGCGTGGCAGTGGTCGCAACCGGTCCCAACCGGCAGAATCGAACTGCCATGCGGTGAGCTTTTGGCACACCGGCCGCGCCTTGCGGGGCTGAGAAGCACCCCGGCAGTGAAAGCGCTAGCGCCGACGTTGACAGGGTCGCCACAGTTTCAGCGCAACCCGGTCGTCACCGGACGCACGGCATGTGGCCGCCGTGAAGTCTAACTCGCCCGGCTGTGGCGCATCCAGAAGTGCGCGTCCCAGTGGCAATCTGAGCACAGCCACTCAACCATGTGGGCGTGTTCGATGTCGTAGCCGGCGTAGTGGTGCGCCTGTATCTTGTCGCGCCTTCCGCAATGTTCGCAGCGGTCAGGTTTGACCAAGTGCCCGGTTCTCACCATGTGAGCCACCAGGGCGCGCGCCTGTTGCCGATCTGGGTGCGACTCGTTGCGCCTCTTTTGGTTCTCCGACGATGGGAGCCTGAACCCTCTTACCCTCACCCCGCGTGTCTCCTGCTGATCCAAACCCCTATACCCCTTCTTTGCTCATACCGCACAATACGCTACAGTACACACTTAAGCATCGCCAGGCATGGCGTCAAGCTCGGCCAATCTTTCAAACAATTTCGCATACCTATCAGAAAGCATCAAGCCTGGAATCTTTTCCACCAATTCAGACATGGGGATCAGCCTCTTTCGGCCGATCCAGACGCACTCGATTCTGTTGCGCTTGATGAGCCTGTCCACCGCCCAGCGGCTCAGACCTGCCATCTCACCGAGTTGTGTCACCGAGTAGAGGCGGCGTAGTTTCGGCGTGGAGTATGCTCTTTTGCTCATGCCGCCCTCGCCATCGTCGCCGCCACGTACGCCGCCACGGCCTCAGCCACCCAACATTCAGCCCGGAGCCGCCGCTCAGCCTTGCCGCCCTCGGGTCTGAACCGCCGCACAACGGCCGCAAGCTTCGGTCCGTACGCCATGAGGTAGTCCACCGCTGCCGGCCCTGAGTAGGCACACGGCTCGAAGCGGAGGCGAATCACGAGTTGCTCACGGTTGCTCAGCAGCATGAGCGCCCGCCGGATGGGCCGAGCCCGCTCAGCCGCCGCTATCTGCCGGTCGGTGTATTCCCACCCCTTGCCGCCACCGGCGTCTGGATCCATCGGGTTGGCGCCGAGGTCCAGCAGCGTCGGGGCGACCGAGTACATCCAATCTAAATCGTCCTCAGCCCTGAGCCGCGTCATATCGTACATTCAGCCTCCGGTGCTACCCATAGCACACCCTGAGGAAAAACGCAACCCCGGCGACGCGAGGAGCACCATGCCGCCCGCGCCGCCGAGTCTGCGCACAGACGTACGCGCTCCTGTTGGTCAGCACGGTTTGTGCTGACGAGAATCTTCCCCGTTCATGGCGCCGGCCAACTCGACGGCTTCTATCACGTAGTCCATCGCGTCCTCGCACTCAGGCGCGTCGTTGATTAGCGCGACGCACCGGGCCGACCAGACGCCGTAACTGGCCGCCCCTGCCAGCCTGTCCCCCAACTCAGCCCGCGCCGCCTCGCTCTGCTCCAGCGCAGACTCGAGGTGGCGGATGCGCTCGCGAGCCCTGCTCGCCTCGCAGTTGAAGTCGTAAATCGTGGCGTGGTGCTGTTTCTGGGTTTCCTTCATCTCTGCAACGATCTCCGTCCCTTCGTCGCGCTCACTCCGCAACCGCTCAATCTGTGCGTTTTGCTGAGCATAGATGTCCTTCGAGCTGCTGAGCGCGATGTCGCATGTCACGCCGCCTTGCTCGGTGCTGGTGCAGCCCTCGTCGCAGTCCCGCTCCTCGCTGCACAGCGACAACCCCGCAGCGTTGCAAGCCAAGCGCAGGTCGGCGACGGTTGCTGTGCGATAGGTAGCCCCCTGTTCCGCAAGCGCCGGTCTAACACTGACCGCCAAGCGCATCTGCCACGGAGGCAACTGCACCAATTTGGGCTCGCGTGGCTCCGTCCACTCAATCGGCTTCTCGTCATGCATCGCGCGTTCCCTCCAACTTGGCACACACCAGGAACCCGCCGTAGTAGCCGTTGTGTACGTTGTGATTCGACATGACGAGGTCACCCTTGCGCGTCCGAGTAGTACGGCAGATCGTCATCGGTGCGCATGTAGCGCTCCTCGCAGCACGACTGCCCATCGTCCCACAGCACCAAGACGCTCCCGCCGTCAAGCCCAACCCGCAGTTGCTCATCCGAAAGCGTCACCTCGCGAATGGTCTTGCCGAGGCTGCTCTTGATGGCATCAACGGTGCTTTCGTTGCTCGACAGCATCCCAATCATCACGCCAATCCCTAGATTACTCATCATCCCCACCATCATAGTCCTTCCCGCAGTCAAGACAATACGCCTCGTCAGCCGTGTCGGTGTCGTGGTCCCACGAGCCGCAGCCACACGGGCATTGAACGCCGCGACGGTGCAGTCGCGCCGGTAGGCACGTGCCGTCGCCGTTGCATTGTCGGCCCGGTGGGCCTTCTGGTTTGCTGTGCTCGGTCATCGCTCGTCTTCCCACCCGCTGTCGTCCTCAGTCCGCAACCGCCATCTGCCGGTGTCGTCGCGGCGGTAGTGGCAGCGCGAGTCAAAAGTCCGCACCATTCCCAGGTAGACATCTGCGCCTGGCTCATTGGATGCCATGCCGGTGTACCGATTGACATGCTCGCGCAGTCTGCCGCGCAGGCTGCGGTAGCCCTCTCCCGGCTCTGGCTCCAAGTCGTGCCGGTGAGCCATCTTCTGCACTTGACCAAGCGCCGTGTACTCATCCAGCCTCCCGATGATGGGCGGCATGTCGCGGCCCGGCTGCTCCGGCTTGGGAAGTCTGTTCGACCAGGCCGAAAGCGGGACCTTGTCCATTGCGGCTCGGAAGACGTCACCCGGTTTCGCCGGCTCGGGCTTGGCGGGCTCTTGGGGCCACTCAACACCACTCAGCCCGATACACGGGTCATAGTGGTCGCCGCTGTGGCCGCGCTGTTCCCTGCACCAACAGTCAGCCCCGGCGTCGGTGGTGTGCTTGTCAAGGCAGTAGCCCGCGTCGCGCGCCGCCTTGCCGGCCACTCGCCGCCGCTCTTGGTCCTCGTGGCTCGCTGCGTCGGCTGGGGGTCGGCCAACAATGGTGCCGCTGCTTGGTAGGCGGATGTCGCCGGTTGAGGGCGGCAGGTTGAGGGTCACCGCCCCCTTGGACGTATCAACAGCATAGACCTCGGTCGTCTGCGGTCCGCGGTCGCCGGTTTCGGGGTCCCATGACGTGCAAGTGAACTCAACCTCCACCACGCCGCTGTGCTTGTCTTTGGTGAGGTGCATGGTTGCGCCACCGCCACCGGTGGCATGGTCCCAATGCTTGTTTCTGTTGCCGACCACTGCGCCACACCACCCCCGTCGACAGCGAGCGCAGCCGTGCAGATTGGCTCCGCTGTATCTTGGGACGCCGCTGCGGGTGATGCTTACTTGGCGGCCTTTGGCGTTGCATTGCGGGCATTGGCTGCTCATGGTGCAATCCCTTCGTCCCAATCGTACGTCTCTGGACCGTCTTCGCCGTCGCATGCACACGCAACCATGGCAGCGTATTCATCTCCAGCCAGCTCGCGACACATCTGGTCAATCACCCATGTCTTGTGGTGGGCGCCGTCGATGCCGCCAAAGCGGATTGCCATGTCCAGCGCGCGCCTTATTCGCTCCCTATCATTCATCGTCACCCTCCGTTCTTCGTCAGCCACCGAAAAGCCCGCAGCCGAAACCGCGGCCAGTCGTAAGTCCGCGCCCATCGCTCGGCCATCTCGTCGCGGCTGACCTGTTGCGCGCGGCGTGCGTCGCCTTTGCCGTTCTCACTCACCGCTCGCATCCCAATCCTGCCCCCTGTCGGCCACCCACGGCACGCCGGCAGAGCCAATGCTCGTGATTGTGTAGACCCCGTTGCAGTCGTAGTTGCGCGCTGGTTTGCCGCGCACGCCGCGCCACCAGTTCGCGACCCGTCGCCACAGTCTGACGCGCAGGCGCGGTTGGCCGCGAAGTAGAATCCGCTCGCCGGCTACCAGTGTGATGCCGTTCACCGCGACACCTTTGCCGTTGGCG